CCTTTCTCACATTAGCCACATGGCTTCTAAACAACCAATCGATCCATTCCTGCATTCCACTAATGACTTCCAATGCTGATACTGGACAGGTTGAGTAGCCATCGAAAGTAGGACTGCAGACTGCGAATGGATAGCGGCCATGGTTAAGGTTTGTTGGCTGGCATCGAATAAGGACGCCACTTCCAGCAATCTCAAAAACCCACTTTTCTGGATACTTACTCTTGCCAATTTTCCATTCTTTAGGAATCAAATTAACATACATCACAAGACGGTCAATGGGCTTAGTTCCATAGACAATATTATCGCCAAGTCTAGTTTCAGCGAGTGGACTTCTGTAATTAAGAGGACTCTTTCCGGAGTCTTCGTTTAGATATTCAACGTTAAAATAGACATCTGGTTGAAGCTCCTCATTTGACAGAAGGTTTACATAGCTTGTAACATCAGTATACCCAGCGAATTCTCCCTTTTGAAAGTCCTGACAAGGTACGTTCGGGTCAGGAAGCCAATTATAAACGCTGATATTATTAAGAACATTCCCTTCGAACAACAGGTCACGCTTAGTAGTAACTTCCATATCACTTTGTATTGGTTCACCAGAGATGGGACTAGTCACGATTCTAGGTTGAGTTGACATTCTCTTGCCGTACTCTTGCTCCCATGAAACGCCTACAATTCCAAGACCATATGCTAGGCCATCTCTCCATTGTGTATGTAGGTTGAGAAGAGTCTTAGCTCTCCTACATTGCATATCAATAGCAAGCTCAAGAAGCATTGCCTTAATGCGATCTTCTGGACCGACACCATAGTATTTGAATAAAGGAGTTCCACCTAAGTTACTCATCCAAACAGTTAACAGAGTCTCAAGTGTGGCATAAGTCATAGGAACTACGACAGATACTACTTTTCGTACATCTTCTTGCTTCTCTGCTAATTCCTCAGTGTCCAGCAAAGCATAGGCACTCAATACACGTTCTGTGTTTTCGTAAGTACTCCACTTACGCTGCATAACACTTTGACTATCGCTGGCCATACTGATAAGCCGGCTTACAATACTGCCATGAAGTTCACTACCCGGACGAAGATCTAATCCCATTGGATATTTATAGTCTTGCCTACCTGTCTCAATATGTATAGGCTGAAAGCCCGGGTTAATGATTTTAGGCATTTCTTAGCATCTCCATTCAATAATTGAACTTAGTTATATGCGTATTGCTTCTGTTGTCTGTCTATACTGCGGAGTTTATCTAACGCTGCTTTTTCTTTGCAGGCATCCAATAGTCCGTTTCGTCGTTGCGATGCAGTAATATCGATAGGTATCGGAGCCATAAATTGACGCTCTCCAATAGAGAACATTTGTGAGATGTAACTAAGTGCATCTATCACATCCTTCTTCTTACTTCTAGGAAATTGAAGAAGTTGTGCCTCAAGTTTAGCCGTTAAAGGATGATTTTTATTATGTTTCACGCGGCCCTGACGATAGAGAGCAACAAGACCTTCTGCAATTCGTGCATCTTTTCCATCTCCAAGCGCTTCCGAGTACATGTTTTTGCCTTTTTTAGCCCTAAGTGGAACTAGTTCATAGTTTCTTCCACTAGTCCGCATAATGTTTACTAGGTTCCAAGTACTATATTGCTCAAGACCGTCTACTTCATAGCCGATAGTAGTAGCATTTAGACGGTCAGCCATAGCAAAACATTCTCTAGCCTGTTCATCTGGATGTAGTCTATCAGCAACCAGGTCGATTACATAGACTATTCCATTTCTCAGATCAACTCCAACGCCAACAATAGCAGTATCACAGGCTGTTTTGTTAGTAGTTCTCGCTGGGTCCATGATGACTACACGTTGAATATTAGGGTCTGAGAGTTCTGAGGGACTATAGTAAGCAAAGTTCTCAGGTTTAAAAGGTGCACTCTCGCGGGCAATAGGTTGATTGCGATACTCACGATAGAAAACATCCAATAGACCTTGATTTCTGTACCACTCCACCAGTTCTTTGACGCCTTCATCGCTGATCTTCTCTGGCCAGTTACTGTGAAAGTCATCGTCACATAGTTCTAGCCGAACTGAAGTCCAGGCGGGATCGGTAATAAGGTTTGAAAGAAGTGAGTCTTCGTGAAGAACAGTACCAATTACGACGATTCTCCAATTTTTCTTACTTCTATCAACACAACCTAGTACGTCGGCGTAAAACCACTCAAGAACTTTAGCTCTCTGCTCCTGATTCTGTACGCTCTCAGCGTCTTCAAGATCATCAACAATAATTAAGTCAGGACGCTCATTTCCATGCAGAAACCCGCGGACCTGCTGACCACGGCCTCTCGGAAAGACCAGAGTTCCAGGTCTGCCAGCCTTAGGATTATTCATGATCCACATGTCTTTAGCAAAAACATCTGTTTTAATTGGCGGAAAATATTCGTTGATAAAAGGATTACACTCAAGTTCGCGTTTGAAATTCTCTGAGTGCATAATAGCTTGAGTAGAAGTACAGCTAATTGGGACCATAAAGGCTACTTGTCTAGCAAGAGTCTTCCTAGCAGGAAATGCCAGCTGGACCAGTGAGGACTTTCCAAAGCCACGATCAGCAGCAATAGCGAGAAGCTGGATGCTATCATCATCAAGAAGTTTCATAACTTTATGGTGGTTCTTGCTGAATGGAAGAGTAAATCTGTCTGGGAAAAGAGCTTTGGCACACGCTTCTGTGCTACTAAGAATAGCAGCTAGCATGTCTCGCTCTTTTTCAGATAGAAGTCTTCCTGACATCTTAGGACTCCGAAGCTTCGATAAGTTCAACAGAAACACCACCAGATGGAGAGTCATTATAACTAGTACTTTCTACTAGATTCACACCATCTGGAAAAGTTACCATTATTCCATTAAGTGGCCATAAATGAATTTCATTTACAGTAAGAACTGCATCTGCTGTCGCATTAAGTTCCAGTCTAAAATCTCCTGAATTAATATCAGTAACACCAGCAAAAAATAGATACCTAGAAGGAGTTGCTGGAGTAGCTAGAGCATATAAAACATCTATTGTGAAATGTGATGAAAACGTGCATTTATATTTAACTGTCAACATTCCAGCAGTAAAATCACTCAAGTGAATAAATCCACACCAGCCTTTTCCTGATGTAATACCTGAAAGTCTAGTATCATCGCTAGCTGTAGCACTTCCAACATTTGCCCCAGCTACCTTAGCTAGTAAATCTCCAGTATCACTCCAGCCTGTATTTGCGTCTAAGGTCCACATCTGATTAGGATGGCCATAGTCAATACCAAGATCACTTTTGTCCTGCGCATTTTCCGGTGCCGCTACTACAGTTCCTATTTCTGATATTGATCCTATTGTTACTTTCACTTGGTCGCCATGTGCAAATAGATGACTATTTGCTGAGCCGACAGTTTTATTCCAGCAAATATAGTTTCCATCCTTATCAAACCCAATAGGATGAATTAGGTAGGCATTCGAAAAAGATTCTCCGTCAATTTTGTGCACACCGATGGCTTCTATACCAGGAGGAAAGCCTTGCCTAGCAATTACTTTATACTTTGGCGCAGGAATAGAAGTATATATTGATGCTAGCATAGCTTCAACATTAGCTTTTGTCTCACATAAATCAGCCCCAACAGCTTCCTGCAATCGGTCATATGAGACAAGGCCGCTAACTTGTCTGAGAGCATATCTAAGAGAGCTCTGTATTTCTTCCAGCGAATATACTAGCATAGTTCTTTCTCCTACTTTGACATCAACATTCCAGGAACCGAGACTGGAGCGCTTGCAGCGCTTGCAGCAGTGGAAGCTTTCAGTAATGGTGTAATAGCAGAAAGTAATTGTACCATCGCTTCAATTTGACCACTGTTGTCTATGCCAGCAATGTTTTCTCCACTAGAGAGAGTCTTACTGGTCTTAGTCTGTTTACTCTCAAAGTTATGTGCAGTCTGGCCAAGTTTACCAAACATTGCAGCAGCTGAGATGGCTGTAAATTGAGTCTCAGTCACCACAGGCTTTCCGTCAATGGTCTGAGTAGAAGTCTCGTGGGTACGAGTTACAACACATCCGCAAAGCGAAACTGATGCAATCAAAGTTGCTCCTGTGATGACTGAGACAAAGCGAGTCATTTTCCTTTTCCTCCGCCCTTTTTGCCACCCTTATTATTGCCCTTACTTTTACCCATTTTGTTTGTCCTTTGTGTTGTAACCTTTCACAAGGTTCACTATAGCATAAAAGACTGATCCTACTGCCACCATGTCTACATTAGTACTAGCATTCCCATCAGCTAGTGCTATCACCGCTCCGCAGAGTATAATCAGAGACTGTGCTACAGAGCAGAGTGTAGTTCTCCAATTACTAGTGTCAAACTTGAAAGTGCTGGTACTCATAACTGAACTCCCATTAGTTGTAAAAGAGCCACAATAAAAGCATAGACTAGAGCGAGAATCTGTTCGATATTCATTTGGATATGTTCCTTTGCATATGTTCGAGCACAAGAGATTTGGTCTCTTTAGTAACGTCTCTTATTTCACTCATTGTAGCCTTGATAGCAGAAATTTCCTGCTTACATTCACTTATGCTCTGGGTATTTATATATACTCTTGCTTTTAGCTCTCCAT